CGGTGCGGCGGGACGGGTCAGCTACAAGATCTGCTCCAGAGCCCCGCCGGCAGCCGAGAGAACGAGCGTGCGAACGGCCGGCCGGACGATCCACCAGACCGGCTTGGCGACGAACGGCACGCAGCTATCGGCCACCGCGTCGAACAGCGTCCCGACGCACGACAGCGTCCACGCCTTCTTCGCGGCCCCGTCAAGCGTGGAGATCGTGTCGAGCCCGGCCACCGCCAGGCGGATGACCTCGACGACGAGAGATCCGAACTCCGAGACGGTCAGCCCGCCGGCCGACTTGAGCCGGGCACCGGCGATCAGAGCGAGAACGGCGGATTGGAGTTGATCAGGGCTCATCGCTTGCGTCTCCAGACACTTCGGGCATCGACCACACGCGACCGCTTCGCCTCGCACGTCGTGCAGGTCAGGTACTGATGCTGTTGATCGCCGCATGCTCGGGACCGGACGACACGCATCCGGGCTCCGCATCGGCGGCACACGGCGGGCTCGGTCATGTCACCTCGCATGGAGACGCATCGCCGCCGCGGCGGCGGCAGCCTTTTGGCCTGCCAACGTGGACACCTTCACCGAACGGGTGCCGACCGGATCGCCGCCGGCCGCCGGGATCTTCTCCGGGCTGTCGTCGATCCAGATGTCCACCTCGAGGCCGGCGGCGGCGGCCGCGTCACGCTTCTGCGTGGCGGCCCCGCACATCACGACGCGATCGAGCGCGGCGTACACGTCGCCGAACGCGGTCAGGAGCTGCGAGCGGTTCTCTTCGGTGTCCTCGCGGCGAGTGATGCACACGACCTTCGTGCCGCGGGCCGTGGCATCCTGAATGAATGATCGCCACAGGCCCGGAGCCGCCGTGAACGTGCCGTCGAAGTCGAGCGAGACGGTGAGATTGCCTTCGGCCCTGGCGGCCACGACGCCGCGGGCGGCCTTCCAGGCGTCGAGCGACCGCATGCCGACCGACGCCGTGGGGTAGGCGGCGCGGGTCACCGCGCTGATGTCGTACAGCCCGTCGGCCTCGACGATCGTCCGAAGGACGCCGCCCTTGCCGTCTTCGGTCCACTGCTCTCCGTTCGGCTGAACCGAGAACGCGAAGCTGGCCCCGTAGATCGTGCGGTCCTCGACCATCAGCAGGAGATCACGCCCCTGCGTGGTGAGGAGCGGCTCGTGCGTGTAGCCGAGCCCCTTCGGCGTCTTCTCCAGCGTCAGCCGGCCGTTACTCGTCCGGCCGGTGATGAACGACGCATCGTGATTGAAGAGAAACGGCACGTCGACCGAGCCGCGCGGGTCGTTCCGGTGCCTGCCGAGGATCTTGTCGAACGCCGACGCCACAAACTTCTCGCGGAATCCGCCGAGATCGACCGACAGCGATTCCCACGGCGGCGAGATGCCGGCGAGGAGCTTCTTCCCGTCGTCGCGCGTCTCGACTTGAATCGCGTCTGCGTTGTCGGCGATCGGCAGGTAGCGGCGTTCAGGCTCCATCGGTAGCCTCCGGATCGGTGGACGTGCCGGCCGTGTCGGCCGGCTCGTCGGGCTGCGTGTCCGTCAGTGCGTCGGCCTGGGCGGCCGCGGCGTCAAGCGTCGAGAAGCCAAGTTGCATGTACGTCTGATCGGCCGCCGGCGTGTCGAGCAGATCGAAGTCCTCGAGGGAGCGGATCTCGTTCGGCGTGATCGCGCCCATGTTGAAGAGGCTCTGATACAGCCCGGTGCGTGCGGCCGTGTCGGCCCGGAGCAAGCCCCTCGGGTCGAGCTTGAAGTGAACGCGGTCGGGCGTGATGCCGTCCTGCGGCGATCCCTTGCGATACACCTGCATGATCGACAGGTCGTACGCGCCTTCGTAGCGGAGCGCCCACGGTTGCAAACAGAACACGTGAGCCGTCAGGAACTCCTGCTCGACGTTGGAGAACTTCGCCATCCGGTAGTCGCCGAGGAGCGTGGACGGGAGCCCCCAGATCCGGGCGCAGTTGGCGACGATGCTGTCCATCTGGTCGATCATTTGCATCGACTCGGCGGAGTTGCCGGCGATCGGCGTGGCCTTGACTCCCTTGGGCAGCATCGCGGGCCGGCCGCGGTTGTCGGGGCCGCCGTACAGGTCCGACATCTGCTGTCGGAGCCGGTCGACCGCTTCCGGCGGGATCTGTTCACTCGACTCAAGGAACAAGTCGGGGCGGGCGTTGTTCCGCCAGAACGCGACCGAACTGCGGTCGAGCGCCTGAGCGAGGGCGATCGTGTTGCCGCAGATCTCGCTGGGCGGCATGCCCTCGATCCCGTCGTCGGAAATCCACTTCATGTGGACGATCTCCGACTGCGGGATGTTCTCGGTCTTCCCGTCGGCCTGGAGGTACGGATAGATCAGCGTCCCGTCGTTTTGCATGACCGGCCGCTTCATGCGGCTCGGGTGCAGCGGCACGAGAGTCGTGACCAGCCCGCCTTCCCCGGCGATCTTCCTGGCGTAAGCCCGGCCGTAGAGACAGGCGTGAAAGACTTGGAGTTGCTTGAAGTCGAAGAGCGACATCCAGCCGTTGGGCTGTTCGCAGAGTGCCCGGTAGGCTCCGATCGGCCGCGGGCTCAGGTCAGTGACCCTTTCCTTCGATCCGTCCGGCATGGTGCGGATGATGCGGCCCGGCATGCACGCGACCGCCTGGGCGATGAACCGGCAGCAGGCGAAGATCGCGGCGACGTTCCGAGCCGATTCCGGCGTGACGATGTCCGAAGATCGGAGCCCGTGGTAGCCGTACGTCAGGGCTTCGATGCCCCGCTCGTCCATCACCGTCTCGGTGGTGACGCGCCGGCGTGGTGCCTTCGGCTTGGTCGTCGTCTTGGCGCGGGTCTTGCTCATAGGACGACGATGTTCCAAGAGTCGGCCGGCATTTCCGCTTCCGCGGTCATTGCGATGGCGAGAGCGTTGACTGTGGCAGCGATTCCGTCGATCTTCTCGCGGCTCTTCGCCTTGTCAGGGGCGATGTTTCCGTTTGCGTCCTGGCGGACGCAGACGTTGTTGGCGAAGAAGTCCATCACCGGCGAGTCGTAGGCGATCTTCCTGTCCGCCACGAGTCCCTCGAGGAGCTTCGTCGGGCCAGTCAGATAGCCGATTCCCTGCCCTATTTCTGTGACTTCGATGCCTGCCCTGTGAAATAGGGTGGCGATGCCGCCTAGGTTCCACGGGTCGGCCCCGATCTGGCGGATCGGGTAGCGCTTGGAAAACTCGACGATGTCGGCAGCTACCTTCTCGTGATCGAGCCGCGCGCCCTCGGTGACGTTCATCCAGCCGTCACGGATCCACGTCGTGTACGGGATCTTCGTCTTCCGTTCCGCCTCTGCAACGGTCTGCTCCGGCACCCAGCACTTCAGCACCAGATCGAATCCGCCGTCGGGCCGGCGAAACAGGAACACCGCGGCCGTGATGTCCCGGTTGCTTGCGAGATCGAGCCCGCACCAACAGGGCGTCCCGGCCGGGATGTCGAGGGCCGGCACGCGAAGCCGCGTGAACGCATCGCCGTGGAAGAAACGATTGTCGGATTCTGTCCAGACGTTCAGCGAGTACCGGAGCCACTTCGCCATCTTCCGAGGGTCAGTACAGGCGTCTTCGTAGTCCGCTCGGAACTCCTCCTCGCGGAACGTTATTCCCATCGACGGGTTGGCCTTCCGCCATACGGCCGGGTCTGAGAAGTCATCCGTCTCCGGATCGGCCGCGTATATCAGCCCGTAGAACGACGGATTCGCCGAGGGGCTGCGGATGACGAGCTCGCAATCCTTCCACCACTGGAAGCCAACTCCGTTGCGGTCGTCGCCGGCGGTGCTGATCGCCAGGACGAGCCCGTTTGGTGTCGCCCTGGTCGCGTAGGTCAGGGCAGAGATGAGCTCGTCGGAGCGGTGAGCGTGAATCTCATCGACGATCACGGAGCCGTTCAGCCCTTCGTTCCGGTAGGCGTCTGCCGACAAACACCGCAGCACGTTTTTGTGCTCTCGATTACGGATGATGGACCGCGAATCGATCACCTCGAGGAGCTTCGAGAGCTGCGGGCTGGCCTGTACAAACTTCGCCACGACGCGGTAGATCTCGCGGGCCTGGAGCCGGTCGACGGCGGCGACGTACACGTCCGAGATCGGGAAGTGGGCGCAGAGCATGTACTGAGCAAGGCTGGCCATCAGGAACGACTTGCCAGACTTCTTCGGGCAGAAGATGCCGGCCCGCCGGTAGCGGAGCCGATCGTCTGGCCGCTTCCACC